GTATAGGTACATCATTGAAGACAGCACTTGTTGCACCTTTTACGAATGCAATAAATACAGTAAAAGCACTATTAACACTTGATTTGGGTCAACGCTTTACCGGTATAGGCACATCATTGAAGACTGTACTTGTTGCGCCTTTTACGAATGCAATTAATACAATAAAAGCACTATTAACACTTGATTTGGGTCAACAATTTATTGGTGTAGGCACATCATTGAAGACAGCACTTGTTGCGCCATTTACGAATGCAATTAACACAATAAAAGCGTTACTAACACTTGATTTGGGATATGGTTTCAAAGGTGTTGATGATGTTTTAAAAAATTTATTATTAAATCCTTTTATAAACATTGTTGATAAGATAAATAAATCATTATCATCAATTACAAATTTATTTGCTAATTTTGTAAAATCTATAATAAAAAATCTTGGAACCATACCTAATGAAGTACTTGAATCTATATCAACGAACGGTACAAACATTTATAATTCATTAATATCACCTTTCAAGATGGGATTTAGTTTTATTTCACAGATAGTTACGAGTGGAATGGATGTAATTGGAAATTCAATTATAAAATCATTTGAGAGTGTAAAACTTGGTTTAGAATCAATTTATAATAAGATTAAAGGTATAGGTGAATTTATAATTAGCGTTGCTGAAACTGGATTTACATTTGTTAATAAAATTATAACTAATTCTGAAACAACAAGTAAACCAGTTCAAAAACCTGTTGTTTCCCAAGAAAAAAATAATAATGAAGATGTAGTGAATGCTATAGTATCTTCGAATAGAATACTATCACAAAAACTGGATGCTCTTACAGAAATGATGAGTTCTGGTAGAATAGCTGTTTATATTGATGGTCAACGAGTAAATCAATCACTTTCACTATCTAATATTAGATTAGGTTCATTAGGTCAAGCAACAACTACATAAGTTTAATATTTATTATCAATGGCTAATAGTAACACATATGTTGGAGGGTTTACCGGTGGTCAACCTCAAGTAACTACTTTAAACAATATTCAAGCTGCCGGTTTAACATTACCAGCTAATACTCAACAGTTTATAAATGCAAGATCTGCTGGAAAACTGGAAATATTATTTAATAGTAATGATAACGCGATTTACAGTAAAAATAATCCACAATTATTGGAATCTGCTGGTTTATTAAGATCTCCAATAAATTCTCCATTTGTTGTTAATCCTAATCAAGGTATTGCTAATAGAACAACTACCAGTAGACTTTTGCCAGTAGAAGCTGCAGCGAGAGATGCAATTAGAATAGCGAAGTTTTTAACTAGTGGTCCTGGTTTATTCTTTTTAACAAAACAAGTTGTTTTACAAGGATTTCAACCGTTTGACGAAACCAAAATTTATAATCCTGCTGAGACATTAATAGCAGCATCTCGATTAGCTACTATTGGTATTTTAGACAGACCAAAACGTCACATAGATACTAGCAATGTTTTAGGAGGTATATTAGGAGCTCTTGGCGTTGAAAGTATAACCAGAGCACTAAGTGGTGTTTTTGGTCAAGACGCTGGAAATCCGTCACCTCCAAGAAGTACTGTAGCAAGTGAAGCAAGTGGTGGAGTAGGACTCAATACTTTGACTTCTTTACTTGGTGCTGGTGATAAAACTGATAAAGTACTAGCTCAAAATATTAGAGATGGTGCTCGAGGATTATTAAGAGGCGGTACAGCCACAGAAGCTTATAGGGGAAAATATTATAGCACATTATTATCACCTAAATCGGCGACGGGTGTATTTGCTAAAGTTTTGGATGCAGCTGCATCTTTTATTAAAAACAACACGGCTGCTGGTGCAGTAATTCCGCCTACACAACCTATTAAAGGGTTAAATTATAGAGCAGATGAAGATACATACGATTTAATGTTAGATGTGTCTAGATATACTAGATTTACTGATACGTTCGGAAATAAAAGTGAATTTTACGATAAAAATTTAAACAACGGTAATATTTCTTTATCTACCACAAAATCTCAAACTGCAGCCGTTAGATTTTTTCATAAAGCAGATTCAAAAAATTTAAATAGATTAATAGTCAAAGCAAATTTAGATAATAGATTACATAGTAAATTAACTACTACATATGGAATTACAACCAAAGTTGGTAAATTAGTTTTAAGTTCATTAAGTAATATTGTCGAAGCAGATATTTTGTCTTACAACACTGCAAATATATTAGGTGATAAAGTTAATAGATACGGAGATGTAGTTAAAGTAACCCAAGACGAAGAGTACAGTGATCAGTTATTAAATTATAAAACTTTACTAGATAATCCAAAAGGATTTAAAACAACATATTCTGATAAAAATATGTCACTTGTACAAGAGTTGAATAAAATTTATTCTGATACAAGAAAAAAGATATCAGGTGAAGGTACTTCGTTTAAAAAATATGAATCTAGTCCATTATTAGGTAGAACACAACAATATCTAGATTTTGATTATAAAATTGGTTTTGATTATCTAAAAAGAGTTGAACCCGTTAGAAATGAAAATCCAAATGAACTTACCTATAATGGATTGATAAGAAAATTTGAAAGTACTGATGCTAATAATCGACGTTTATTTCCAACAGTTTTAGGTAAAAAACCTTCATTTGATAGGTTTATTCAACCAACAAATGATGTTGATTATGTAAATTCTTTGAGTGTTTTAACACCTGAAGAGTTTAAGACAAAATACGATGAAAAATTTTATAATTTAGGCCCAGATTTAATTAAATTTTTCTTTTATGATATTGTAAACGACAAATTCATTCCTTTTTTAGCAACTGTAAAAGATATATACGAAAACAACGAAGCCGCGTGGGAATCAATTTCTTATTTAGGAAGAGCTGATAAATTATACTATTATAAAGGATTTACAAGAGAATTAAATTTTGGTTTTAAAGTAGTTGCACACAGTATTAAAGAACTAATGCCTATGTGGCAGAGAATAAATTATTTAACTGGATTAACCAAACCTTCAAATTATACTTCTACAAAAGATGGTGGTTTTATGATACCACCAATGATACAATTTACAATCGGAGACATGTATAAAAATCATTTTGGAGTTATTAAATTTGTAAATATTCGAATTCCAGACGATGCATCTTGGGAATTAATTAACGAAGAATATGTTTTGAATAAGGAATGGAATTTCGATTTGGGTAAAATTTACGATACAAAAAATAGTTTAAAGGGAAAAGTTGCACAGGTTCCAAAAGAAGTTGACGTAAGTTTAGGCATCAGTATAATGGAAAAAGATATACCGAAAACTGGAAGAGGATTATGGGGTGACGCTCCTGTTAAGTTAAAAACTTCCACGAAAGATGGTGTGACGACGTACACAGATGATTATAGTGATACTGATAAAACTTGGTCTAAGAGTATTAGATTCGACAATGATGTTGTTACAACAACTTAATATATAAGATGAGATATCAATTTACAGAAGTTAATAAAAGATTTGATGGTAAAAAAGTTTTTAAAACAACCTATTATCCAAATATACCTGAGTCATCGGATGATGTATATATTATCGTATCTGAAAACGACTATTTAGATAGTATAGCTAAAAAATATTATGGCGACGAAAGTTATTGGTGGATTATCGCACTGGCTAATAATATATCAGATGGTAAACTTTCTATTTCTACCGATAAACAGATTAGAATACCTGGAAATTTATCTAAAATATTAAATGATTTAAAAGATTTAAATAGTTAATTTTATGGCCATAATAAATCAGCCAAATAGTGTTTATGTACAGGAAAGTCCGACATGGTGGGAACCACAAAACATACCAAATGCGTTGATACGTGAATTAAGAAGAAGAAAAAATTGTAATAATATTGGAATTAAATATCCAACTCCTGGTCAGCCAAATTTAACCGTATCAAATTTCGAAGAAAACCATGAAAAATATGCGGGTCCTATGACGCCTTGGGTTAGAATTTTTTCTAATGGCACAGGTTTAGCTGGAAATGGATTTGTACCTAGATCAGAAATTTTAAATAAAAACGGAGAAGAAAAATCTTACGATGGTTTTGTTTTAATGTCTGGACAAGGATTTTATGATGCTTTTGGCTATAAACAAGATGGTAACGTTTTAAAACAAGATAAAGCAATTATCGGTTATGAAGCTAACGGCGAACCACATTATATTGATTTAAAGTATAGAAATAGGTATGCTACCAAATGGCCTGGTACATTTTACGAACAAGGCGTTAAACAATCGTCTAAACAAAAAACAGAGGTACCATCTATATTACCACCGCCTGCTTTAGAAAGTTTACAAATACAAACTAATAAAGGATTACTAGCATTTGGTAGTTTTAAGTTCAAATGCTTTAGTTTAGCTCAATTAGAATATTTGGCTCCTTTTTTTCTTACACCTAGAATAAATGTTTTTATAGAGTTGGGATGGAATTTATTTAATATAAAGTCTTTAATTAATTTAAAAGATAAACCAGAATGTTGGAATTTAATTAATACGCCTAAATCTGTAATTGATAGATGGTATATGTCCTATGGAAACTATGGATGTATTACTGGAATTATTACAAAATATGATTTTTCTACACAAGACGGAATGGTTTATAACTGCAATGTAAGCGTTACTTCTCGTCAAGGATTTTTTATGGGAATGAGTGTGGAAAATAATGTTAGTGAAAAGAAAGAAGAAAAATCTTCTGTAACAAATAAAGACGGTACACAAATTGACACCAACACAAACGAATTTACAGGATTAAAAACTTTCATTAAAACAAACTTTCCAAAGTTAAAACAGGTAATTGAAGATAGGAAAAATTTTGCTGATTATATTTATGAACCTGAAGGTATTGTACGTTTTCAAAACGAAAAACCTTTTTATGATGGCAAAATTGAAAATCGAGTTTTTATCGGTAGAGCTAAATCGCCTAGGGTTTATAAGAATCCACCGATACCTATCGATAATAAACAAATAGAGTATACAGGTCCGACAAACGTTAAAGTTTTATCATATTTAGATTCAAAAATAGATTTTGACAAAGATACAAATGATGAAGTTTGGGTACAAATGGATTTTCTTGTAGAAGTTATAAATAAACTATGTTCAAATCAAGATAACAAAACTTTTTTTGTAAACGTAGACAGAGTTGTAAATGCTCATCCAAATTTAATTTCTTCGGATCCTGATATTTTAATACCTAATGCAGTTGCACCAAAATTTAATATTGGATTAAAAGCAGTTGAGGGATATTTGCCTGATGATATGGATGAGCAAAAAAATCCTTTCATGAGCTCAAAATTTGACAAAGAAATTTTAGACGTTTCCGATCCTTTATATGTTTCGGCTATGAAAACAAAAACTGTATTTAAAACCAAAAGTGCGTACAGAGATAATCTAGATACTATAATCAATAAATTATATTATTCAATTGGAAATCTTAGTGAAACCGATAGTAAACAAAATGCTTCTTTTCCATTTAAATACGAAAAAGAATTTGATGTTGACAAACAAGACACAATTCTTACGGACCCAAAAAATAAATCAGAACCTAATCTAAACAGAAAATTTGAAAAGTATAAATTTGGCAATTTAAAAAATATTTATGTAAGTGTTAAAAAAATATTAGAAGTTGTTGATAATGAAGATATAAAAACAATGTCACAATTTTTGAATGCTATTTTAAAAGCAATCAATGAAAGTGCGAGTGGATTTTGGAATTTTGAAGTATCAATATCAGATTCGGGAGGTTTGTCAATAGTAGACAATAATTTGGCTTATTTAGCAAGACAAGGTTCCAGTTTGAAACAAATTTATATGTTTGAATTGAGTTCTACGAATTCTTGTATTAAATCTATGACATTAAACACCTCTTTAACAGGTGAACAAGCTACATTAACTTTATTTCAAGCTGGTTTAAATAAACCAAAATCTACTTCAACAAAGATTGCTAATCAGGGTGATAGAACTCCGTCTGTTTGTTATTTGGATAGATTTGATGAATTTTTAAAAAATAATGATGGTACTGGTGAAAATAATGATGTACCGTCAAAAACGTCTCTAACTGTAGACAAGAACGAATTAATTGCAAGATTACAAACATATGGTCAGATAGATAAGGTTTTAAATTTTACAACTGTACATGTATCGAACGGACAAGACGCTAACGATGCTCCTAAAAACTATGTACAGTTAAACTTACCTCCTGATTTAAGATATAAACTGTCACAAATATTAGACGATGGTGATGTTAAAAATAATCTTCCAATGTATAGTGGTATTTCTCCAAATTTTACAATATCGTTAACATTTGATGGTATATTTGGATTTAGAATGTTTCAACATTTAGCAATATCAAATTTACCCAAACCTTATATACCCGAAAATGTAATATTTATGATTACAGATATAACTCACAATATTGCCGAAGAAGGTGGTAAATGGGAAACCGTTGTAAACTGTATGGCTAGATGTGTAGCTGGTCAAAATATTGAATTAATACCTGTATGAAAATTGTTGATACGAACGAGACGTTAAAACTTAAATTAAATTTAAACGATTTTAATTTTGAATTACCCATACCTTTTTTACCAAATCCAACTGAAAATGATTATCGAATTGGTTTTATTGATAGATATGTTGTGGGAAGAGTAAACACCACTTCAATTACCGAAGTTTCATCCGATGTTTATGATACAATAATAAATCCTCTTTATAAAAAATCACAATTTAGATGGAAAATTGCTGGTTCATTAAATTCAAAATATTCTAATAAAATCTTATTACAAGAAGGAGTTATTGAATATAATAAAAAACAAATTGTAAATTTAAATAACATCATACCAGGATCTAAAGACCTTTTTACAAATTATACTCAATTTTATAAACCAAGTTGACAAACCTTTGTTATTGAGTTATGGTTAGGATGTGCAGTTTTCCAACAAAATATATTTAAAGTTTATCACACAAGATAATAATCGTCATAATGTGTGTAATAAACCAATTGCTGCATTTGTATACGATTATCATTCTGGAGATAAACACTATTACAACTTTGAACACAAAGATTTACCTCAAGATATATCATTTGATAAATTCAAAAAGTCATTGAACAGTAAAAGTGTTTATGTAAGTAATAAAAAGACTTATAAGTACTGGTTAAATTGTGACTTGTATGATGTAAATTTGTTTGGTTTTATCAAGAATAACGAAACACTATCGGAACCAGATAATAATTGCAAAAATACATTTTCAATATCACATAATAATCTAAAAGACTTTAATTTGATTGTGCCTTATGTAGTACATCAAAATGTGTTTGATACTGAAGTAGAACAAATAAAAGAGTTGGGAGAAGAAAAGACTGACTCCTATTGTTATAAATTCTTTAATAATGTTATCAGTGAAACTCTGTATCAAGTTGAAAAGAATGGTATAAAGATTGATAATGACGTATACAACAAATACTTTGAAGCACGAACTACCAACGGATTTGTATATACCGATTATCACATTTACAATCCAACTGGTAGACCGAGTAATTGTTATGATGGTATAAATTATGTAGCTTTAAAGAAAGATGATGGTTCTAGAGCTAGTTTTGTATCTAGATATGAAGGTGGTTATCTACTTATGGTAGACTTTACCGGATTTCATCCATATATTGTTGCTAACCTAATTGATTATAAAGTTCCTGAGAAAGAGACGATTTATGAACATTTAGCTAAGCAATATTATGGTGTAGATGAAGTGACCTCCGATTTACTGGCAAAAAGCAAGAAATTGACGATGGTAAATCTATATGGACAGATACCTAAACAATATTGCGATATACCATATTTTGCCGAGGTAGAAAAGTTAAAAGAAGAATATTGGAAAAAGTTTGAATCAAAAGGATATGTAACAACTCCTATTTATAAACGAAAGATAACTAATAAACATGTATTAGACGCAAATAAAAATAAACTGTTTGCGTATATCATACAGGCCACGGAGACTGAGTACGGGATTGACAGATTAAACGCTTGTTTAAAGTATGTAAGTGGTAAAGAGATATTACCTATATTATACAATTATGACGCTATATTGTTTGATGTAGGTAGTGTAGAACAGTCTGAAATAAATGATTTAATAAGCATTATTAAGAATAAACGGTTTAAAGTAAAGGTTTATAAAGGTAAGAATTACAATGATTTAGTAATAGTTTAATTATATTTATATTTATTAACTATACTAAATGAATTTTAAATCAGTATTAAATGATGTGTGTTGTGATAACCGTATAAAAAACGGTGTTATAGACTTAAAGGATGAAAATCATGTTTTTGTGCTTCAAGAATATCTTGAAAAAGCAGGATTTGATATTGATGTTATTGTAGAAAAAACTGCTGCATTATTTGAAGCAGGTCGATTTCCCGAAAGACAGGCTTATAATAAAGATGGTATTCTTGTAACATTTCCAAATAAAGAATATCGAGATAGAGCTGTAAATAAAGGTACGCATTTTGCTGAAAATCCAAAAAAAGATCAAGCTAATATATTTAAACAAGAACCGAGTGATGCAAAGCCTGAAGAGCCTGTTGGAAGTGTGCCGGTAGATACTGAATTGGAAAAAGACGTTACAGATAAAAAAGATGATTCTTATAAACAAAGAACTCCACAAGAAAAAAATGTAGACGCTCAAGCCGTAGATTATATCCTTAAAGGAGAAACTCCATTAGTAAACTATAGTGTAGACGAAGCTAAAAGATATGGATTTTACAACAAAGGAATGTTGTGGTATGACAGTGAAGGTAATTTAATTGGAGAACAGATTTATGATGAATCTAATCAGAAGCCTTTAATTAATATAAAAAAAGAAGCAAATTTATCAACAATTACGACGAAGGCTTTAAAAAAAATTGATATTTTAAACAAACAATTCGCAGAAATATTACAGATTCTTAAAACAGGTGGTATAGATAATAAAGACGATACGTTTAAAACGGATATTTATGAAACATTGCCTTTATTAGTATTATTCGGTATCGATGATTTGGGTTCAGCGAAAAAACTTGGCGGAGACTCAATACCAAGAGCCACGGAATTTTTAACAAAAATTGATAAATTCAAAAAGATATTAGAAAACATTCGTGATCCAAAATCTAAGTCTGAAAATCTTAAAATATATGATACTGTGGTTAAATCGTTATTTGAAATTGGTGGAAAAAATGGTGTTTCTTTAAAAGATATTTTTTCAAAAACACCAACAGATTTTATTCACAAATCTATAGAAGAATTTTACAAAGTTGCAAAAAAATATGATGAAAAATTTGCAGGTAGTGAAAAAAATAAAAAGAATACGGCTGATATTGTTATAATATACGGTGGAAATAAAAATGATGTTTATGACGCTTTGAACAAAGGTTTAATTGAAAATGTGAGTGAATCCGTAGTAAAAATAAAAGGAAAAGAAATTTATTTTGCTTTGGTTAGTTTAAAGGCTATGTCTGGTAGAGTTGGTAGAGTGTTTACTCAATTAAGAGATTATTTAGATGCAGATGTTGAAATACAACCATCCGCAGAATATCAAAAAACTATTAAAGAATCGGTATTAAATGAAGGATTTTTTGGTACCATTAAGAATACATTTGATAAATTCGTTACAAAATACAAAGAAATATCAGATGTTGTTAAACAAAAATATCGTGATTTAATTGACGATTTTTCAAAAACAATCGGTGGTTTTGTAGACAAAGTTAAAAAAGATTTAATTGATACATTGAATGTTGAAGTAGCTAATTTAGAATTAAATTCTTTTAAGGAATTGAAAAAAATAGAAAAAGAAATTTCAAATGAAGTAGGTAACTTAAATGAAAAAAGCAGTAAAACATGTGGTACAGACTCAGTAGAGTTAACACCATCACTTACAAAGAATTTACAAGATTATGAAAAATTGTTGGGTGCAACAAATACAGATACCGTGCTGATTCAGAAAATTATAGAAACTTCAGAAAATCCAACAGTAACAAAGTATTTTACCTTTGATATAAATCCTGAAATGTTGCAAGAAATAAAAGGTATCAAACAAAATATTAAATCTATATCAAAACAAATAGGCATTTCTAAAAGACCGTGTATTTCAAGAGAAGAAATATCTCCGGTGTTAATGTATAGAAGTAATGTATTGGCATTGCAATATATAGACCTAATTATGAAAAAAGTATTGCAAGATACCAATCTATCAGATCCAGATAAAATACAAGAAGAGTTTTTAAATTTAGCCGCAGTATTATCAACGGAAGCTATATTTGGTGGTAATGTAAGTTTACCATTGATTAAATTTACGGGTGATAAACTTGAAAGACTCGGTTATAAAAATGAATATAAAATAAAAGTTCCTGAAACATTGCCTGATTTAAAATTAGGAAAATTAACCATAAAAATAGAACCTAAATCTAATGCATATATGGTTATATATCTTTATTTGTTTTCTGGTATCGAAACTGACGACGACAAAGTTACACCATTATATGTTGTGTATGAAATGAGAAATGAAAGTGGTAGTAGCTTTACTTTTAAAGTCGAAGGAAACAAATTTGTAAACAAAATCTAATATGATACAACAAAAACAATTGCTGTGTACATTCGCTAACAGCTTAAATTACAATCAAATTATACAGGATGTTAAAAGTCAATATGATTTAATTGACCGGAAATTATTTGTTTTTGTTAATGAAAAGAATCTAAAGGAGTTGTATCTCACATTTAATATACTAAAAGGTCAGCCAAATAATCGTTATAAAGGTACAATCAGTATACATCGTAAAAAACAAACAAATACACTTTATACACTGAATGCTATGAACAAACTCATAGCTGAAGAAAATGGTGGAGTATACGATAAATCTTATCAATTGCAATGGGATTTATATAAAGATTGTATTATTTTAACCAATGAAATTGGAGTAAAAGTAGTGCCTTTAAAACTGTTTTCTATAGTATCAGCTTGATATATATTATTAACCACTTGACACTTTGATACTCATAAGGTACACTGAGTGAAGTTGGTTATTCTTAATTTAAGTGAATTAAGTAATTAACTAATTAAAAATTAAACAATTAACTATTAAATAATTATGGCATTAGACCTAAGTAAATTAAAGAGTCGTTTGAGCTCTCTTTCAAACACAAATCAAAAGTCCAATCTCATTTGGAAACCCAAGCCGGGTAAGCAGGTTGTTCGTATTGTTCCCTATAAGTATGTTCCAGAGAATCCGTTTATTGAACTTAAGTTTCATTATAATATCAATGGAAAGACTTATTTGAGTCCTGACAGTTTTGGTCGTCCGGATCCAATCGTTGAGTTTAGTAACCGTCTTAAGAAGACTGGTGACAAGGAAGATTGGAAGATGGGTCGTAAGATGGAACCTAAGATGCGTACATTTGCTCCTGTCAT